GTTAATTCCAGGTGCGCCGCAGATTATGATTCTGACACGTTGGCATCAAGACGATCCAGCAGGTCGCATATTGCCTGAAAATTGGGATGGTGAAAGTGGTGTATTTAATGGGCGCGATGGGCGTGTGTGGCACGTGATATGTTTACCAGCTATTGCAGATAGATTAGATGATCCATTGGGGCGTGAGATTGGTGAAACTTTGTGGCCAGAGTGGTTTAGCCATGAACACTGGAAGCCCTTTCAAAGTAATCGCAGAACTTGGGCAAGTTTGTATCAACAGAAACCAACCCCTGAAGATGGCGACTACTTCACCTCTGAAATGATGCGGACTTATACGAAGCTACCTAAAGAGCTAGTATTTTACGGTGCTAGCGATTATGCAGTAACGAATGACGCGGGTGATTATACTGAACATGGCATATTTGGCGTTGATACAGAAGGCAACATCTATGTGTGTGATTGGTGGAGAGGGCAGAAAACAACTGATGTGTGGATTGAGGCACAAATAGATTTAATGCAGAAGTGGCAGCCTGTTAGATGGTTTGGTGAAAGTGGCGTGATTCGTAAGAGCATTGAGCCTTTTTTAATAAAGCGCATGAGAGAGCGCAAGGAATATCATTTTATTGACTGGCTGGCATCTATACAGGACAAGCCTACACGCGCAAGAAGCATACAGGGTCGCATGGCAATGAATATGGTTTATTTCCCCAAGAGCATTGAGGATAAGACTTGGCATCAAGAGGTGATGGGGCAGATGCTTAAATTCCCTAATGGCACTTATGATGATGCGGTTGATGTGCTTAGTTTAATTGGTCGTGGGCTTGATACATTAAGAAATGCAACAGAGCCAGTAAAGCGCAAGAAGCCAGTAGAAACAGGCACCATTGAGTGGGTGTACAAAAACTCAGTAGAGAAAAAAGAAAAGTCTATATATCGTAGTTAGCCATCAATCGCATGGATAATTTTTTAATGCGCTAATCTTCTATCACTCGTTATTAAAACGTGTTTTAGGAGATTATGAAATGAAGATTAAACAAACAGCTATTCTTGCCTCAGTGGTTGCAGGTGCAACAATTAGTACAACTGAAGCAGGCTTTCTACCTGGCATGATTGTGCCAGTTCAATACGCTTCACCAGCAGGCTCATTTGTTGGTTATGCAGCGATTCAAACATCAGAAGATGGTACTACTTGGGCGACTGGCACTGGTGCGGCTGCAATTACTACGAATGGCGGCGGCGCTATCCAAATGGTTACGCTGAAACAGTTTATTCGTTTGAACATGACTGCATTTACATCAGGTAATTTGCAAGCTTCGATATTGTCTGACATTGCATAATTAAATGTTAGATAGTTTTGATGATGAGAAGCAGGGCGCAAGCCCTGTTATTGAGCGCGAGCAGAAGCATTGCAAGCGGCTACTTGACCGCATTAAATCATTTGATAGCGCATTAAAGCAGCGTGCCGAAGGATGGAAAGAGGCGCGCAATTATGCTGACGGCGACGTTAATGATGACGGTGATGATGGCTTGGTGCGCGTAAACCTTGTGGGTTCAATGCTTGAGACCGTTCAGCCTGCCATTTATGCCAAAGCCCCAGAGATAACCGTTGAGATTGATGACCGCATCAATACTGAGCAATACCCTCTCTTAAATAAGTTTTCTAAGACGCTGGAAAATGCGCTTAATGTTTTTCTCGTTAAAGATGCAAAGCTAAAGAAACGTGGTAAGTCTGCGGTTCGCAGTGCGCTAACATCTACAATCGGTTATCTAAAAGTCATTTATCAGCGCGAGAAAAAAGACGACCCCATTATCCGCAATCGCATTAACGATACACAAGATAATGTAGAGCGCATCAAACTTCTTATTGAGGAAACGAAACAAGAGGGCGGTGAGTGTGACTTGTATGAGGCTAAGATGTATGAGCTTCAGCAGCAATTATCCGCATTAGAAGCGCAGATTGAAATAGTAGTATCTGAAGGATTGGTTGCTGACTTCTTGCAGCCTGAAGATGTCATTGTGATGGATGCTTCATGCCGTGATATTGATGAGTTCATTCAGGCAACAGAGATTGCGCACCGCATTAAAATGACGGTTGGCGCATTCAAGGCTCAATTTGGTAAATCACCACCAAAAGGATCAAAGTCTTATGTACAGACCGATGAAACCAATGTTGATGAATCATACGATAAAAAAGATGTTGATGAAGATGACAAGATTATTGTCGTTTTTGAGGTGTGGAGCTTAAAAGACCTGACTGTTTACACGCTATGTGAAGGTGCGAAGCAGTACATTAGACCGCCTTATCAACCAGACGCATTAGGTGAACAGTGGTACCCATTCTTTGGCTTACAGTTACGCCGTGTTGATGGTAAGAAATATCCACGCTCAATGGTTGAGCAGTTGATTGAACTGCAAGATGAATACAACACGCGCAGAACCAATGCAAAAGAACATCGCCGCAAGAATATCCCAGTAAGACTAGTGAATAAGTCGGCAGGTATTACTGATGACGAAATAAAAAAAATCAACGGGCGCAACATCAATACTGATGTGATTGGCGTTTCTGCTGATGACCCTAATTCATTCCAAAACCAACTGATAGGATTGCCTGAAATTCCATATAACCCGCAGATGTATGACACGTCTGATGTGCTGTTCGATATGGAAAAAGTAGGCAATGCTCAAGATGCTGCTAGTGGCTCGATTCGCGTAGCTAAAACTGCAACAGAAGCAGAAATTATGGCAGCAGGACAGCAAGGTCGTGCAGGTGAGGCGTTGGATGTTATTGAGGATTGGCTGACTGATATTGCCATTTATTCAGCGCAACTGCTATTGCAAAACGTACAGCCAGAAGTGATTAAGCAGCGTTTTGGTGAAGATGCTATATGGCCAGAGCTGGATAAGAAAACATTATTTTCAATGGTCAACATTGGCATTCGTGCTGGATCAACCTCTAAACCGAACAAGATGCGCGAGCGTGACCAGTGGATTCAAATAATGCCAGAGATACAAAAGGCGATTGAAACATTAACCGTTGCTAAACAGCAAGGCAATACAGAATTATCAGAAATCACAATCAACTTGCTAGATGAAACATTAAAACGCTTTGATGAAAAGCTTGATGCTAAATCTTTACTTGGATTGCGTGATGAAGATGGTAATGACATTGACATTGACAATCAACAACAACAGCCACAAATACCGCCAGAAGTTGAACAGGCTATGCAGGAAATGCAGGGGAAATTACAACAACTTCAGCAAGAGAATCAGGCATTAGCGCAAGAGAACGAATCTGCTAAACAAGATAAAGAAGTAAAAATAAGAGAGCTTGATGTTAAGCATCGTGAAATTGATTTGAAAGAGCGTGATGTTGCAAGCAAAGAGCTGGTATCAAATGCGGATGCACAAGAAACTCAGGCGAATGTTGATGCAATTAGCCAAGTTGTTCAAAGTAACGCACAGATTGCAATGCAGGTAGCGCAGTTGATTGAAGTGGTGACAAACAAGCCAGGGGAAATTAAACACGCTGAAACTAAGAGAAAAACTGCTAAGGCAGTGAAGCAAGCGGATGGCTCATGGTTGATGGAAAGCATTGAAGTTGAGGAATAAATAATGGCAGATAACGCAATAGCTTATAACAATGGGTCACCAGTAACATTTGCTACTGATGATATTGGTGGAGGGGTTCAAGCGGCACGTTATAAGATGATGCTAGGTGCTGATGGCGTTGATGATGGCAATGTGTCATCTACTAACCCTGTTCCTGTAAAAGATATTGACGTAAAAGCTGCTATTGAAGCGCAAGGTGATATTGAAGCTACTATGGTTGTGTCGCTTACAAAAAACAGCTACATAGAGATTGATTGTGCTGGTAAAGCAAGTGTTACATTGTTTTACATTGGCTCAAACTTAGTAGCTGGCTTTTACTTACAATACAGCATAAACGGTAGTGATTTTTATAATCTTGGTGGTCAGATTTTACAGGATTCATTGAATGCTGGTGTAACTTACAACTGTATGCCTTACAAAAAGATGCGACTATCCACGTCTTTCGTTTTGTCTGGTACGGGTACGGTAGGTATTAGAGCTAAACCTCAATTTATTCCATCAAACCCTAGCCTTACCTTAGGTAGTGAGTACGGCGATTACTTGAATGAAGCCTCAGTAATGATGGTTGGTGGTTATCGTTATGGAACCTATGAGGGGGTAACTTTAAGGTTTAGTGATAATTTAGAAGTAAAAGTAAGCGATGCTGATGTTTTGAATGAATTACGCTTCACTTTAGCGGCAGACACACAATCAAGCGTATCTAGTTCAGTAACTAGCGTGACACTCGCGGCTGAAAACTGGGGTAGAAAGAGCTTTACTATTTTTAACAATAGCACCGCAATACTTTGGGTGACTTTTGGCGCAACCGCTACACAAGCTACTGCTAAATTCGCTATTGCCGCTGGTGGATTTTATGAAATGCCAAAGCCGATTTTCACTGGTGAAATTAGCGGAATATGGGCGGCAGCCAATGGCAATGCCAGTGTCTATGAAGGTATTTAGAGAGGGATAAAATGGCTATTCAATTAAAAAATTACAAAGACAAGTACGGTGCTACGCATGATACTGTTTATGCAAAAATCACAGACTTCAATTTTACGAATAAAAACGGTGTAAAAGAAGCCAAATTTACCATGTGCGTTTATGCGAACAAAAAAGCGGCTGATGATTGCTTGCCAGCTTTAGACGCAAATCCTCGACTTTCAGTGGGTTGTACAGATGTTTCTGGCGCATACGCTTATTCAATGACGCTTGATGACTACAACGGATTGAGCGTTTAGCAATGCCAGTATTTAATCCTCCAGTTGAAGGTACAATCAATGGGCTGATAGCCGCTGGGACTAACATCACCGTCACTGGAAACTACGGCGTGAGCGGTGACGATCCTACCATTGCAACGGCTAAGGGCTGGACAGTTACTGGATAAAATATGGATAACCTACAAAATATTGAAACAACCGATAGTAGTGGCTTCTACAAATTGGATGGTGACTTACTTTATGCGCCAAACTTTGTGCTTAATTCAAACTATGAAATCAGACGCGAAAATCAAACTGAAAACATTTACCCGATTGATGGGTGGTATTGGTTTAATAGTGAGGGAGTAGCCAGGGCATTTTTTGGAACAGAGGCAACGGCGTGACAATCACTAATTACAATCATAAGCTGTAGTTACACATGATTCCGTTTTTCTTTTTTGACTTATTTGATGCGGGGCAGATTAAGTCTAGCGCAAAGCCAACACATCAATTTAAGCCTCGTGGTATATCAATTAAAAGAAATGCTATTGATCAAATTCAATACGTTGATGATGTTGTTGTTGAGAAGCCAAAGAAATTAAACCAATAGACGCTGGATTCAAACTCAAGCCATATGCAAATTTATTTATAAGCTCATTAAAAGATAGCCATCTAAAACTGGATGGAATAATTAAAGAGATTGCACGCAAGGCAAAAATTCAAAAAGAAATTGATGACAAAAGCAAGATTTATGCACTAAACAAACAATTAGAAATAAAAGAAAAAATAAGACTTCAAGACGAAGAAGATGAGCAAGTGTTAATGATGATGTTTGAGATGATTTGATTCACTGGCTCATGACTAATCACATGGATTTTTATTTTACATAGTAAATTATAACTACGTGATAACTAAGGTGCCGACCAAATGAAATTTAGCTGGATATTTGCTTTAATCAATTTTCTTACTTTGTCTATTGTGGAAGATGGAGGTGGTGCAGTTGCAGACCCCGCTGATCAAACCACGACTGACATATCAAATACTGTGGTAGATACACCATCACTAGGTGATGAGGTTTGGGGTGAAATAAGTTCTGGTGATGGGATTTCCGAGGAATCCACATCAGATGAATCTGCTGGTGATAACAAAGACGCGCTACAAGAAGAGCCTGCAAAGCAAGAAGAAACTACACCAGATGGTGAAGGTGAAAAGCAACAAGGCATTACCGATGACGACTTAAAGCCGCTAGAAAGTAAAAACCCTGCGACGAATGAGCGTTTTCAGAAGATTACAGAAGGCTATAAAGCCGAAAAAGAGCGTGCTGATGTGCTAGCTCAAGAAAATGAGAGGTTCAAAGGTTCGTTTGAATCCCTAAAACAGCTTGGGTTTAATGATGAAAATGCAGCAAATGATCTAGTAGAGTTTGCCGCTTACCGTAATTTGCTTTACACGGGTGACGCAGAGCAGTTTAAGGGCGTGCTAGAAGCACAGATTAAGCAGTTTGAGTTGCTTCATGGTAAGCGCATTCAAGTAAGCGCAAGCGCGTTAGATGCTTATCCTGAACTCAAGCAAAAGGTTAATGATTTAGAGTTAGATGAAAATACTGCGATTGAGGTAGCAAGGGCGCGTTCCATCCAAGAGCGTGCGGGGCGTGATGCGCAAGCAAGAAATCAGGCGGTACAGACGGAGCAACAAAAACAAGAATCAATAAACGCTGCTGTTAGCGAAGTGACTAATTTACAAACGAATTGGCAAAGTACAGACCCT